GCTATGGCGAGCGGTTCTGGCAAAGGCTGCGCGAGGATATCGCGAATGCGCCGGTGGAAAGCCAAGCCGTCCAGACTGCCGCGCCGGTTACGGCGCCAAACCCAGACCCACCGCCACTGATGCGCCGGCCCGGTTGGCTGGCACCGCGTGGCGGTTGGCTGAGCTGATTACTTTCGGGAGGAAATCATGAGTAACGGGGAACTCCACGCGCGTGAGCGCGAGGATCTTGCGCTGCATGTCGAGCGTTGTGCCGAGCGCTACACAGCGGTGCGTGCCGAGATCTGCGGCCTGCGCAAGCAGTCGCGCCGGATTGAGGGCGCGATTTGGGGCATCGTTGCTGTGCTTATCGCGCTTGGCGCGGGTGGCGCGCAGATCCTGCCGATCCTGCGTGCGCTCGCGCGCGGTGCGGGCGGGTGATCAGCCTTGGACCCCGCCACCCTCGCCTGGGCGCTGGCGCAGCCCGCGGGCAGCCGCGCTGCTGTGCTGGCTGCCGCCTATACCGGCGGTGTCACGCGCGTCACCTTCGAGGGCCGCACCGTGGAATACCGCAGCCTGGATGAATTGGGCCGCGCCATCGCCGCGCTGTATGGCGCGGAGAACGCCGCCGCGCGGCGGCCGGCCATGACGCTCGCCAGCTTTTCCCGTTCTGGATGAAGGGGCGCAACCCCCGGTCCGACCATGCAGAGGCGTCCCCTATATATAGGGGGATTGTTTTCATCCTCCTCTCGAAAGGAGGCACCGCCGCATGCTCGAAATTCTCGTTCTGCTCTGTCTGGCCTATCTCGGGTTTGGCGTCTTTCTAACCGTGAGCCCAATCATTCGGGATAGCGTTTCCCTAAAACTGCACCCTGAAAAAATAGACGACAAGCGCGTCCTGCTGCTCAGGCGGGTAGTTTCCCATCTGGCAATCGCCCTTGCATGGCCCAAGCTGCTGCCGCGCACGGTGGGACCCGTGCAAATGAAACTATTCCCCAAATTGGTGTTCAAAAGCGGTTTACCGATCTCCATCCGTGCAACATTCAAGAGTTACCGGGATCCCGAAACAAAGGCGCGCATCATCCTTTCCTTGGTTACGGAAAAACCGAGGCCTTTACACCCTCCGGTTAAGCGCAAGAGGCGCAGCTTCCTTGAAGAGGACGAGCCCGACCCTTCGCCGTGATCCGAAGGGCCACGCCAGTAGTCGCGCCACCTGCCACGGCCCCATCGCGCTGCTTGATACCATCTCCGGAGTTCCCACCGCATGAAACACCGCCTGCGCGCCGCATGGAGGGCCTTTCGTGGCTACGCGGCAGCGCAGGATAATCGCGCCTCAAGCTGGGCGGCCTCGGGCGGTAGCGCGACAGCCGAGATCGGCATCGCCGCACCAGGCGTGGCGCGGCGCGCGCGCGACGCCGTGCGCAATGACCCTTATGCCGCGCGTATCGTTGATCTCTGGACCGGCAATGCGGTTGGCGCAGGCATTACAACGCGCTGGCCCGATGAGCGCCACGCCGATGCCTGGCGCCGCTGGGCTGACAGCACCGCCTGCGATGCTGAGGGCAAGCTCGATCTCTATGGCCTGCAGGCGCTGGCGATGCGCGCCGTGGTGGAAAGCGGCGAATGCTTCATCCGATTGGTCACCACGCGCCCATCGCCGCAGAACCCGATCGGCCTCAGCCTGCAGGTGCTGGAAAGCGATCATCTGGATACATCGCGCCATGGCATGGTGAATGGCGCGCCCACCATCCAGGGCATTGCGCTCGGCAAGGCGGGCGAGCCCATTGGCTATTGGCTGCATCGCGCCCACCCAGGCGCGGCCTGGATGCTGCCCGGTGCCTCCTGGCAAAACAGCGACTTCATCCCGGCCCGCGATGTGCTGCATCTCTTTCGTAAGCGCCGGCCCGGACAATTGCGCGATGTCTCCTGGCTTGCACCCGTGCTGCTGCGCCTGCGCGACCTTGGCGATTACGAGGCCGCGCTGCTGATGAAGGCCAAGATCGAAGCCTGCCTCGCCGCCGTGGTGACCGAGGAGGGCGAGGATACCCTGACCGGCCCCGCCGCCAACCTGCTCCGCGACGCGCAAGGCCGCGCCGTGGAAAGCTTCGAGCCGGGGATGATCCTCTACCGGCGCGGCATGGGCAGTGTGGAGGTCGTGAACCCCTCGGGCGGTGGTTCGCACACCGCCTTCGCGCGCCGTGCCTTGGAAGCCGCCGCTGTCGGCGCAGGCCTGACATACGACCAAGTCTCCGGCGACCTGACCCAGGCGAATTACTCGTCCCTCCGCGCCGGCAAGATCGAATTCCGCAGGCTTTGCGAACAGGTGCAATACGGCATGCTGATCCCGATGCTGGTACGGCCGATTGCCGAACGCTTTCACGCGCAAGGCGCGCTGGTCGGGCTTTGGGGCACTGACATGCCCGATGGCGTTTCCCATGTGCCGCCGGCGCATGAGATGATTGATCCGCTGAAGGACACCACAGCGCTGATCGCCCAGGTCCGCGCGGGCTTCACGCCGCAATCCGAAGCCACGGGCGCCTTTGGTTATGATTTCCGCCAGGCGGTCGAGGAAATCCGCAAGGCGAATGCCGAACTGGATGCGGCTGGCATCTCGCTCGACACCGATCCGCGCCGCGTCGCCAAATCCGGCGGCGCGCAGGATGCGGCGCAAATGGCAGCGGTGGAAATCGCGGCCACCGGCGCGGCGGCACCGCCACGACAGAACAACACTCCCGGAGCAGCAGCATGAGCACTGGCGGCTACGATCCGATTGAGGACATGGTGAAGGTGAAGTCCGTCCAGAAGAAATGGCGCGACAGCTTCACCGGCACAGACCTCAATCCCGGCAAATGGACCCAGCAGCTTGGCAACGGCGCCAGCCTAAGTGTTGCCGGTGGTGTGCTCACCATGGGCAGTGGTGTTGTCGCTGGTGCGGAAAGCTGGGTACTGAGCACCGAGGTTTTCACCATCCCCTTTCGCGTCTCCATCGCGCTGACGCTGTCGCAACGCATCGCCAATCAGGGTTTCCTGGTAGAGGCGGTGAGTGTGAACCGCGAAACCGGTCAGCCTGATGGCCAGCACGCCATTGCGCTGCTGTTTGATGGCATTACGCCGACTGCGGCGAAGTATGAGGTGCAGAATGGTGGGCTGGCGCGGCTTTCCTCGGCAGCGGTTACTTTTCCGACCTCGGTCAGTGGCAGCATTTATGAGATTGAGGCTTTCGCCGATGAAGCCTGGTTTCACGGCGGCGCTTTGGATGCCGCGACAGGCCGCGCCAATTCCTATCGTCGGCACCAGCAAATTCCGGATCCCAATGCGCTCTATAAGGTGCGGCTGCGCTGGCTGAATGGTGCAACGGCGCCGATGAGCAATACCAATGCGGTGGTGCAGTTTCTGGCGGTGCAGGATTACGCCGAATTGACGGCGGAAATCACCGCCGGGCGCGGGCAATCCGCGGCGGGGCAGAGTGTCGCGGTCAATGTGGTTGGTATGCCGGTTGTCTCGCCCATCGGTGGGCAGGCGCGCAATACCGCCGGTGCCCTGCCGGTGCTGGTGGCAACGGGCGCTTCGGCCAATCCCCTGGCGGTGACGACGGGGCGCGGTGTTGATCTGTTGGCGACGCTGATCGGCGCTTTGGTCAGTAAGCCCTTCTCCATCCCGGAGTTGGATTGGGCCTATGCCGGGCCGGTTGCTGGCCTCGCTACGGCTGCCGATACGGCGGCGAAGGCTGCAGCTGGGGCCGGCATTCGAAATTACGTGACGGGCGTGCAGGTGCAGAATGCCTCAGCCACTGCGACGGAGTTTCAGATCAAGGATGGTACAGCGACGGTGCTGTGGCGCTGCCTGCTGCCTGGCAATAGCGGTGTCTATGACATTGTCTTCCCGAGCCCGCTGAAGGGCACGGCCAATGCGGCGCTGAACATCCAGGCGGTTACTGCCGGCAGTGTCGTGATTGCCAATCTGCAGGGATACGCCGCGCCGTAAGGCGCCCGACCAAGGATAAAGCCATGACAGAAATGCCCGAACCGGGCGGGAGCGATCCCGCGCCGGATACCCCCGCTTTGCCCGATCGACTTCCCACCGATGGGCAATCGATCACCGCGCGCCGCGCCATTACCGCGCCCGCCACCGTGGATCGAGCCGCACGCACGGTTGAGGTCGTGTGGTCCACCGGTGCGCGGGCGCGGAACTTTGTGCCATCGCTTGGCGGTATCACTGAGGAATTGGATATGTCGCCGAATGCGGTGCGCATGGCGCAGCTCGGATCTGGCAATGCCCCGGTACTGAACACCCATCGCAGCAGCGATGCGCGGGATGTGCTGGGCCGTGTCATTGCCGCGCGGCTTGAAGGCGGGCGCGGCCATGCGCGGCTGCAATTCTCCAGTGCCGCTGATGTGGAACCGCTCTGGCAGCGCATTGCCGATGGCACGCTGCGTGCCGTCAGCATCGGCTACCGCGTGCATCGCTATGACCAGCGCCCCGATCCGGCAAGCGGCGAAATGATCTACCGCGCCGTGGATTGGGAACCTTTTGAGATCTCCATCGTGCCCATCCCGGTTGATCGGGATGCGCAAGTGCGAGGCGCGGCGCCGCAGGGCGCGCCGTCCTTCGCCATTGAACCTGCCCTAGCTGATGAGGAACCCCCCATGACCGAGACGACGCCGGAAACCCCGGCAGCCCCTCCGGCGCCGCAAGCCGCGTCGCCTGTCACTGTGCCGCAGGTGGATGCACCGCCTGATCTTGAAGCGCTGCGCGCGGAGGCACAACGCGCCGAACGCGAACGCATCGCTACCATTGATTCCGCCATCGAGGCGGCGCGCAGCGTAATTGCACCGGACATTGCCGCCCCCATAAGGCGTGAGGCCGTGGAGCGCGGCTGGAATGCCGAGCAAGCGCAGCGCGCGATGTTTGAAGCGCTGTTGCGTAACACCGCGCCGCCTTCTGTCCCCGCGCGACCGGAAACCGGTCCGGGGCATGACGCGCCGGCGGCCATCCTGGACGCCATGGCTGAGGCTTTGGCCGCGCGCAGCATGCCCGGCTATCAGCCGCAGGGTGCGGGGCGCCATGCCGAATTCATGGGCTGGCGGCCTTCTGACATGATTGGCGAATTGCTCAGGGTCCGCGGTGAACGCAATGTACCGCGCAATCCGACGCTACTCGCCGAGCGCGCCTTTCACACCACCTCCGACTTTCCGCTGCTGCTTTCGGCGGCGGCGAACAAAATGCTGCTCGCGGCCTATCAGCCGGCAGCGCCGAGCTATCGGCAGATCTTCCTCCGCCGCGATTTCCGGGACTTCAAGCCGCACCGGCATCTGCGCGTGGGTGATTTCCCGACGCTCATGCCACTGATGGAGAATGGCGAGATCCAGGCCGGCACCATGTCGGAAAGCCAGGAAATCGTCCTGCTGCAAACCTTCGCACGGCGCATCCGCGTGACGCGGCCCATGCTGGTGAATGATGACCTGGGTGCCTTCACGGATTTCGCTGCCGCCATTGGCCGGCGCGTGGCGGATTTCGAGAATGCCACGGCCTATGCACTGCTCAATCAGGCCAATGGCGATGGCCCGACACTAACGAACGGCCCGGCTGCGGTGTTCGGCACGGCTGCCGCCCGATTGAATAAGGCCGCGGCGGGCAGTGCGCTGGACATCAATAACCTTGCTGCCGGTCGTGCTGCGATCCTGCGGCAAAAGACGCTGGATGGCCTGCCGATTTCGGTCGGCAATGCCATGAAGCTGCTGGTCGGCCCGAGCCTTGAATTGCCCGCGCGGCAATTGACGGTGAGTGTTGGCGCCACACAGATCAGCCACGCCAATATCTATGCCGGCTTTGTCCAGCCGCTGGTCGAACCGCTGATCCCGAATAACCGCTGGTACCTGTTCGCCGATCCGCCGACCGCGCCGGTCTATGTCTATGGCTACCTGAATGGCGCTGAGGGACCGCAAGTCACCACCGGCCCGGTCTCCGGCGTGGATGGTGTTGAGGTCAGTGTGATCTTTGATTTCGGCGTCGGCGCCATTGATTGGCGCGGGGCTTGGTTCAATCCGGGCGCCTGATCACCGGTCGTGGGACCTGCCGATGCCGCAGCGCCGCCGGCAGGCCTCAGCGCAGCGGCACAATGCCAGGTAGCGCGC